GCGAAGTGATTTGAAAAGTATCGCCAGCAGTCACAGCCGCAGAAGTAGCCAAAGCCCCAGACCACAAAGCATTACCCGCAGAAACATCATCCCACATAGACCAATGCGAATACGTTTCCGTAGTAGAAACATTAGTCCACTCCATCGTTGCTGAAGTAACAATCGCACCCGAAGCAGCCGAAGCCCACGAAGCAGACTTACGAGTAGCCTCAACAGCCGCATTAGAAGTAGCAGCCTCACCAGGGTCACCCAAATGCAGTTTCACATACACAGTCGTTGGCATAGTCCACGCAGTCTTACCCGTCGTGTGTTCCAAAATCTTTAACTCAGCGTAGTTCGAAATAGACATACAAACCTTTCGTTCAACATACTATACCAAAAGCAAAAGCCCCCCGCCGAAGCAGGGGGCTAAAGCCCTATCTAACTAGAAACTAATTAGACGTTAGTTGCAATTGAGGAAGAAGACTCAATGCGACGGAGGCTTGCCTCACGGAAGCGACCGTAGCCACCAAGCCAATACCAACCCAATGGCTGCAAACGCATGAGAAGGTCGGTCACGTTACCGCGAACAATCTTCGGCACTGCGCCGTTACCATCTTGTGCTGAGTATGCCTTAGCAAGAGCCTGACGACCCATGATGTGTGTGCAATACACGTCAACTGCACCAGTTGTGCTGGTACCGTTCGAAGCGTTCTCGAACACTTTGGCACGTGGTGTCTCAATGAAACGAACCGACTCAAACAAGCCGATTTCGCCATTGTAGATACCCTCTGGGTTGACATAGTTTGCTGGGGTACGCCATGCGGCTGCGTCCGTTGCTGAACGGAAGTCGTATGAAACGTCTGGATGGATGAAGCCGATGTAAGAACCGTTGAAGGTTGCTACGTTTGCTCCACGCAACTGTGCGACGGTCCTACGAACGTCGTCAGCGGCAAGTACGTCATCAGCCGAAACTGATACACGGCTCGTTGGTGTTGAAGAACCACCTGTTGCGTATACCACGTTGGTTCCGCCAGCAAGAACTTCACGGACAACTTGGTCGATTGAATCGCCTGCGTTGTAACCGATGATGTTTGCTGCTGCTGAGTCAACATCCAAGAACGCTGTTCCGCGCAACTTGGCTGTGGTGACAACTGCGTTACCGTATTCGTTAAGAGTTACGGTTACTTGGCTGTCGGACAATGCTGTAGGTGTAACGTCGGTCACTTCGTTCAGTGTTGACGTTGCTGCTGCAATGTCGCTGAAAATTGTGAATGTGACGCCAGTTCCTGGCATTGCCTGCTGTACTGGTTGTACGTCTGCTGCCTGGTCGAACAAGAGTTCTGAACGCAACGCAAAATATGCGAGACGGTCAAATGCTACCTGGTCTACGGACAACGACGAGAGTTGGGTTTCGCCTGCCATGATTATTTTTCCTTTGTGTAGAAGTTGTTACGAATTTTGTAGTGCTATTCGTGCTTCTGCCAGGATTGAATCTACTTCTTGAGGGCTTCGTGCGTCGTTAAGCCTTCGAGTCCAGTCAACAGGTGGTTGCGTTGTTTGGGTTCCTGCCGCAATTTTTGCGGTTCGTTGCCAAGCGTTTGCTTCTTCTCTGCTAGGGGTGGAATCTGGGGGACTAATCAGTTGCGCCTCAACAGCGGCATCCCTAATGGCATCTGGGGAAAGTTCTCCGTCGTAGCCTTTAATAAAGTACTTTGACGCTGGTGCAGTGAGGTCGATGCCTGCTTTCACGAACGCTAGTTCTCTTTTTGCTACTTCAGATTCCGCTACCAACTTGCGTAGGTCGGCGGTTTCTTTCTCCAATTGTTTCATCCTTGCCCTAACAGGGTTTTGGTTTGATTCCATTTGGTCGTCGTTGTCGTAGTTGTCAATATCTGACATATGGCACTCTCGTTTCTGCCCACACCATGTCCGAGGTACGTGGTGGCTGCGGTTGATTGGTCACCCCATACGGCTCCACACAGGTCGGGGGGGTTCCCGTGCAGGTACTTTTACTGTAGCACAGTCTTAAGACAGATGCGTTTACTGTCCTACTGTGGTGAGTCCAATGTTGGATTGTTGTCCTTGAGCGAAACTTCCACCTGCTTCGAACCCTGCGGTGCGTCCACGTTTGCGTCGGGCAATGCGTTGCTGTGCTGCTTGTTCGTTGGTGAACGTTCCAGCAAGGATGTCTTCTTGGGTGATGTCTTGCTCACCCTGTAGCGGGCGGTATAGTCCCGCTTGTTGACCTATTTGGGAAAACCCTGCTTGGGCTTGCTGTGTTGTGATTCCAGCCTGAGCCAAAGATTGCGCTTGTACGCCAGTGAGTTGCATGCCGCCTGCGGTTTTGCCTTGTGCCGCAATGTTGGCGGCTCTAGCCATCTGTTCAATTTGTGTGCCAGATTTGGCTGGGTCCAAAAAGTAGGCTGCAAGGTTCGCATCAGTGATGTCAGGAACCATCATTTTCAGTTGGTTGACCACTTCTGGTGGGGCGTTGGTCACCATTTTGTATCCGTTTTCGATGCGGGCACTAAGTTCTGCTGGCGATATATCGTTTGCCATAAGGTTCGCGAAGTCATCTTTGGTGTCATAGAAACCTTTTGGCATACCAGAGTTCTTTAACGTTGTTGAATAACTTTTTTCTTGAGCAATGTATTGTGCTTCGGATAGCGGGGCGTACCCGTTTTTGGTTCGAGCAATGTTGCCTTTGAACCGTTCAATGTAGATAGGGTTGTTGCGTACCGCACCGAATAGGGCATCAGTGTTTTGGGCAAGTGTTTTGTCTGCGATTACTGCAGCGTTCAATGCGTCGAATAATCCACCTAGTTGGAATCGTTCTAAAATCCCTTTAAGTTCATCTGACGCTGCTGTGGATGTTGGCAGCACAACACTGGTTCCACCGCCTCCGCCACCTGTATTCGTTGGTGATGTTGGTACGGTAGGTGCCACAGGTGTCACAACATCGGTTACAAAACTATTACGGTAATTGTATAATGCATCACTGGATGCTTGCAGTTCTGCTTGCGATGGGACGTCAATCATCGGACCAGGACCTGGACCATCCCAATTAGGGTCACGCATCATTACCATTAGATTAACGCTCCAAATCCACGTAGAATAGTTGAACCAATATCACGATACAACGTTTTAGCCTCATCAGTTTTCTGCCACTCAGGTAACGTACGAATAAACGTAGACCATTCAGTGCCATTCATCAGACGGGCTTCACCACTATCAGGGTCACGATACGACAACAGTTTTCCCCACTTATCGTTGTCCGTAAAGTCGACACTGTTTGGGTCAATGTTTAAAGCGTTAGCAGCCAACTGACGGTACGTTGATGTTGCTTGTGCAACAGTTCTTCCTGAAGCCAACTGACCTTTCAACGAAGGGTAAAGGTTCTCTGCGTCTTGTAACATGTTTTGTTTCACTTGTTCCATTGTCAAAGTTTTAGAAACAAGAGAATCGGTGTAAGACATGATGCCTTCATCGGATAGTTTTAGACCGTAATCATCGGCTAGTTTACGGACAGATTGTGCGTCCATTCCCTGTGAAAGAGGTTTGCCAGCGATACCTGTTGACTTGGATTTGACTACTTCTGCACCAGCATACTTTTCTATTTCGGTTTGATTCCAACCAAAACGGTATGCAGAATCAGCAAGTTGACTTAAAGCAGCATCATCGAGGGCGTACCCTGATGTAGCAACAATCTTGTTGATTTGACCTTTAACTTGTTCAATGTTGCGGGCAAGTGTCGCAGGGTCTGTTGCTTGAAGATTCGTGTAGTTGCGTTGTTTTGCTTCAGTTGTTTTCCACCACTCGGTCGACTGAATGGAATTGGTGAACCTGTCAGCAGTCCATTTACCTGCTACAGCCGCGTCAACAATTCCCTGAACTTCAGGTACAGCATCGTATAGTTCTGTTACCCAACCGTATTGGGTTTTAGCAAACTCTTTCCATGAGGTGTCGGCAGGGTTGGCGGCTGCTTCTTTAACTTTGGCAACAGTTTCTTTATACAGTTTAGGGAATTTCTTTTTGGATGCGTCAAGGTCACCAACTGTTCCACCCATTGGGTGCAGTTTGCCAACTTCATCAAGGAATGTTTGGTCTGCTTGTTCTTGTGAAAACATGTTATGCGCCCATCATTTTTGATAACGCACCAATATAGTCTGTGTAACTTGTTGCGGATGCTTCGGTTGGGTTTTCTTCTAAAATCTTTTTGGCAGCAAAGGCACTTGCGTCAGGTGCCATGACTACTGCGCCCGCTTTGGCTGCTTTACCTTTTTGGTAATCAAGTTCTAAAGTTTGGTAAGCAGAAACAAGTTTGTTTAGGTCAGCGTCGTCTAGTTGTCTGCCGACTACGGTTGGTGCAGTTTTGTTAAAGATTGTTTTGAGGTCTATTGGGTTTGTTAGTTTGAACGCTGGCAAACCTGTCCCAGAAGAAGAAATTGGTAGAGGGTTGGCAATCATCCACGGCAGGGCTGTCATAACATCTTGACCTTGCAATGTTGGTTCTTGATTGATTCGACCCAACGCATACTTGAAATATGTAATCGTTTTAGGGTCAGTCC